CGATCGGCTAAGCGCTTACAGCAACTTAGCCCACCCCAGGTGATATACCTGTTGGCCTGGTACCAACCAGTCCCTGGTATGTTCATCAACGACCGTGGTCAAACCACGAAACAGGCGGATCCATCCGTCTGCGGTCGTGCCGCTGTTATCAGCGAGCGGACGCGTAAGCACAGTTCTCCCTTCCCAATATTGCAAATCAGGGTTAAATCTGATTGCACGATTGTGACGGATATTGTGCGAAAGGGCAGCAGTTGCTCCCTCCCGTGTACGCGGCCAACCCCTACTCCAGAACGCCCCTCCGGTTAAGCCGAAGGGCACGCCGAATCCTAAGTAGGACTCGACGAGACATTCACAGTAGGTAGCAAGGTTGGCGAGACCCAAACCACGAGCTCTGTTAGAGAACTCGATTATGGCGTAGGCCTCCGACATACTGGTGATCCTAGACACCGGTAAGCGTGCGATATCCAACCGCACGCCCGACCAAGCATCTAGGCCGCAGGACTCTCTGTAGAGCCCTTCGATGAAGCACTTGGAGCGATTTGGCCTAAGGCCGCATTGCTCTAGTATACTCATCACACAATCGGCCGCCTCACGGCGGACAATAATGTCATCACCAAACACGAATACCTCCGACAAGTTAAGTTGCAACCACTTAGTGGCAGCAAGGTACTTGTTGATGGCGCGCGTGTTAACACCCCTGTTTACGAGGGCCGCAGCGGTAGCAAGCGACCAGAAGACGAGAGACTCCACGGGAAAACACATGGCCGACCCCATAGGGGCGAACATGTGACACCAATGGCTCTTTCCGTCAACTTTTACGTATTGTGCCCGGGAACAACGCAAGTAGTCCCAGTCCCTCTTCGAAAAGAGAAACCGAACTAAACCTACGCTCACCAGATCACTAGCGTCTTTCAGGTCTAGTGTTGCAAACTCTCTCGTCCGTGAGGACTCGAGAGCTAACGCAGCATTTTGACTTTGGTTGTCGAATAGTATCGACGCGTCACTAACATCGCTTATAAGGCGACGATTGTGGCGTAAGACGCTACAGGTCTCGATAGCTCGTTCCAGTACTGAGCGCTGTCCCTGTTGTATCCACATAAGCCCTGTGGGCTGTGTGCAGATAACGCGAGGGCCGCGCTTGTCCTTAGGAACTATCGCTAGCTTCGCCGTCGAAGGCGCATAGCTAGCCGCAGAGGGTATAAACCACTGCGGGGTTGGAACAAAGAACTCAGAGATCGAGTACAGCCTGTCCGTGTTACGGCAGGTTTCCCCGAATAATTTGAGCCATTTGCTTCTTCCTCGCTTACTGTCAGAGACAGCACCGGAACCATGGGCTGGTTGGATTTTAAGCCAATCAATACCCTTGGTAACGGTATGTACGAGGAGGCGAGCCAATTTCAGGGCTTCGCCGACGTCGTCGTCAACTCGACTTTTAAGGTCGAATCGACGGAGCGACAACTCACGACAAGCAAGATTCCGATTAAGAAACCCAGATGTAGCAAGTTCAACTTGTTCTTTTGTGTTTTCATAGGACTTAACCTTGTACGTGAACAGACATATCTGTCTCATAGCTTGCAAGCAACCGGCATTGCCGGACTGCAGGAAACCACAAAACAGAGGAACTAATGGAATAGGAACAGATATTGCATGCAACATCCGTCCCGTATCGGCAGAGAAGAGTAGCGTAAACACTTGGTGTGTAGACGTTTCCTCCATCCCGACCTCTCGAATCAGAGTGGGTAGGCCGCGAGGCCCAATCCATTCGATTGCCACTAGCAGGTCCTTCCAGAATGCCTCATAATGAGGAACCCCGGAAATAGTCAGTCGCGGCATGGAGCCGTGAATGCTAACTATGTCCATATGCAGACGATCTAACATTGTTTGTATATTCATAACAACGGGGAACACTGAGTGTTGACTATCTGATGCTAGTAAGAGGGCTATAAACCCCCTACAAGATCGTGATCACTCACGACACTAGCGGTTTAGCAAGGGCAGAAGCCCAGGCTGATTGGGTGCTTAGGCGATTTCACCATTCACGATCGCATCGGTATTAGCCGAGCGAAGCGTGCTGGCAGTCGTCAGAGCATCCATGAGGTCTGCGAGACACCCGGTAACGTCGCCCGAAGGCGCGTCATCAGGGATCCGACAGTTGATAGACCACTGAACCGTCTTCACGACGCCGTCAGAGTTGACGTACGTACGTTGGACGCTCAGAGTACTGAGTTTATCGATGGAGCCGGCCTCCACAGCATTCTTTTGAGTGCGGTGGGCGAGCAGCATAGTATCGGGCAGGGTAACCCCGCGCGAGACAGTGCGGAACAGGACGGATGAATCAGTAGGGTTGCTGGCTTTAAACCAGGCCTTGCTGTTAACGGTAGCATAGTACATGTTGTTTTCTAGTTGGGAAACCACTAGGAGGCTATGTAGTGATATGAGTACCACAATCTGAGGGTGCCAATTAAGGCAAGATAGCGCCCCTCGAGCTATTGATATGCGTGATGCTGTAATCAAGCGGGTTTCCGCTTGAAAACGTTACGGGCACGCGAGACACTGGCCTCCAAGTTCCTGGACACAGAAGTGTGCCCAAGAGCGGATCGCTCAGCAGCCAGTAGTTTCCTACTGAGTGCACGGAAGGGACGAAGAGTTTGAAACTTCGCCTTTAGGTGTGTCTTATCGAGTATGGTAAGGGTTTTACGCCCTACCTTAGTGTTGACCAGCGCAAGTAATCCAAGAAGGACATACTGCACCGGCCGCCTCGGGATCGTCAACTGCGGAAACAGAGGTACTTGTACACGCTTGCGCGTGTACATTCTCTGGGTCACAGTCGCGACATGACGGGAGTTAAACCCTGTCGTATCCGGGGCCCGGTATTCGAATGTTCGAACCCGAGTATCGGACAGCCACACCTGAACATCTGAGATGTCGTGTGTGAGGCAACCCTGAAGGTTGTCTATGGCACCGCCGATATTGTAGAACCAGTCAACAACGAAGCTCAACCTAGTTACTGCCCACACAGTGGACAGCGACGGGATGAGCCCTGTGGCCGCTAATTTGTTTAAGATTAGCTGCCCTTCAGGCCCGAGCTTCGGTCTAACAACTGCCGAGATAGTCACGACTATATCTCGTTTCTTGTCTGTAGTAGTGCATGAGCGCTTAACGTGTGACCAGCCGTAAGGCGGGAAAAACGTGTGCTCATCCACTGAATCCAGGCTATCGATAGTGTCATCCAGCGAGAATTTATATCTCCTCGTTGTCTTACCACTACCGATCGACTTAATGTACTTCCCTACAGTGACGGGGAAGTTCCGCATCTCCTTTGATATTGCCCTAAGGTCAGATATCAGAGGCTTCCAACCAAACGAATAGGCCAAAAACCCATTTACGAGGTTGGAAGGGAGCTGACGACGCCGAGACCACATCTCAAAGAGTTTAGGGGTTTCCCCCGACTCAGCAAGACTGACCGAAGCGTCCATCGCGGTGATACCAGATATAAATTGCCGATAAGCGTTAAAGACGCTATTCGACAAATCATCCGTAGTCCTACCTGTAACCGATACATAGTTCTCAGCGTCCATAAGGACGTCAGAGGGCCTGCCACCGATTACATCGTAGTCGAACGGATAATCATCATACCGGATAGCCGGATTAGGTAGATTGCTCCCGACGGTCCCGTTGTATATCTGGTGAGAACCAGTGTTCAACGAGTCCACAACATACGACAGGTGCGTCACTGGCTTGAAGCCGTGATGAGTACCTGCCGGATCATCCCACATCAGGGATTCTGAATCCACGATCGCACGAGCCCATGCGGGCCCTGTAGTAGAAACATTGGTTACCAAATCCAATGTAACTAGAGTCCCCGTTATCGGGGTCGTGTGCACTTGCGACCGGAATCTCATTGTGTTATAGTTAGCATGGCTCAACCTGACTTGATTGTCAGTGTATTATTGAGTTGATCTAACAAAGGCCCCTAAGAGGACCAACGTTGGCGAACTTCGCAACCTCCTTTCGCTACGTGCAAAGGCACGCAGCACTGGTGGTGCGAAGAGCGCTCGTTACG